ATTATTTTTATAATTTCGTAGTAACTAAACAATAAACAAATGACTTACCTATCTGTATGTAGTGGTATTGAAGCTGCTTCGGTTGCTTGGAAACCACTTAAATGGAAATGTGTTGGTGTGTGTGATTTTGCAACATTCCCACAACAAGTGTTGACACATCATTATCCAAAAACTCCTTTATTTACTGACATAACTAAACTTAACCAAAATGAAACGTACAAAAAAACAAAATTCGACTTATTGGTCGGAGGAACGCCTTGTCAATCTTTTTCCGATGCAGGGCTCAACAAAGGAATGGATGATATCCGTGGTAGAATCTCACTTGAGTATGGAAGAATTCTTAAAGAGAAACGACCCACATGGTTCATTTGGGAAAATGTCGAAGGCGTTTTTAAAAACAAACACAAAAAAGCCCTATGTGAAATCATCTCAACTTTCACAGGTGTTAACTTTAAACCAGAAAATCTCGACAAACAAGGTGTTGTCCAAGGAGAAGAATACTCCATCGCTTATAGGGTTTTCGACAGCCAATACTTCGGAGTTCCCCAACGACGCAAAAGAATCTATATTGTTGGATATCGTGGAAAAAATTGGAGATTCCCGTTCGCCGTACTATTTGAAGAAGGATGTTTTGAAAGCGTTAAAGAAAAGAATAAAATCAAGAGGGATGAGTACTCCAAAAATATTCTCGGACAAATTAAACTCGCAGGTACAGTAACCAAATCATATGCAACTACTTTAGTAGACGGTTTTGGAAAAACATCCACCTCAAACTATTGGGTGGATACTCACGGAATCAGAAGATTCACAGAAAAAGAACTCGAAAGATTACAAGGTTTTCCTGATGGTTATTTAGATTTTGAAATTAATGGAAAAAAACCTTCCTATTCGAGTGTTAAAGGTGGATTAGGTAATTCAATGACAGTCAATGTTATGTATTGGATTGGACAAAGAATCAATTTTATTGAAAAATATAGACAGAAATCAAAAGTTTTGAAATCCAAATAATTTTTATTATATTATTATAAATTAAATAAAAAAATGGCAACAAAAAGACCTGATATATTCAAAATGGTTGATTTACTCTATGACTATCACTATGAAAAAGCTGTTAGTCTTTATAAACCTGGTATAAGTTTGATGATAGAAGGTAGAATAGTTAGACTTGCCACAACTGCCGCAGTCGAACATTGTGATAGACAAATTCAAATGTTAAAACCAAACACAAAAAAAACAATATATAACCCCGAAAGATATTCTGACGAATTGGTATATTGGATTGCTGTTAAAGAAATTCTTTTAAATAAATTAGTATAATGCAACCTAAAGAAAGTAAATCAAAAAAACATTTTTATACATCTATGTTAAAAAGTATAATCCGAATAATTGGTTGTTGGGCGTTATGGGATTATTCATTAGGTAGTGCCGCAATTTTTTTCGGATTGGCAGAAGTGTTAGGTATCATTGAAGAATTTTAATTCGTGAATTATTATTTATTAAATTCGTTTATAAAAAAAATTAAAATGAAAACTTTCAAAGATTTAACATTCACACCAACAGAACCATTTCATAATGGAGTTAGTTCAAGAATTTTTTTCGAAAATGGATGGGGTGCATCAATAGTTAAACATGATTATTCCTACGGGGGAAGAGAAGGATTATATGAATTGGCGGTGTTATTAAATAATGAAATTCATTATGATAATCCTGTTTCTGGAGGAGACGTGTTGGGATATTTAACCGAAGAAGATGTCTCTGAATTATTAAAAGAAATACAAATATTATGAAAACAGAAACACAACTTAGAGCTGGTTTAACATTTTCACTTTTATTTTTGGTCATATTGTCTTTTCAATACATGAAACAAAATGATGAATTGACAAAATGTAAAGTAAATAAGGATTCATTGACAGGCGGTGATATCCAAAAGGCGGAATTACAAGATTCACTTTTCATACTACAAACTAATTTGGGTAGATATGAAATTGCATTAGAGATGTTGAAAGAAGAAGACAGTTTATGTGCACAAAAATTTGAAGATATTTTATATACAAAAACGGAATAATATGGTTCAAAGTGATGGTCAGTTTCATTTGGGTAATGGTGATTTTTTGAATATAAAATCAACACAAATTGTTAAATTACAAGAACAGTTTGTGGTATATAGTGAAGACGGCCCAATATTTTTAAATGTTGATGTTCAAGCCGATTTTGCTGAGATACCAAAAAAATATCATGAAATATTTTTTAATGTTCTTGCAGCAAAATACATGAATAAAGTTTCCTTTGGTGAGAATCCTTTTTCAGAATGTAGACCAGTTATTAAAAGAAAATGGTGGCAATTTTGGAAATCAAAATATTTTACACAATAAATCAATTTTATGAAGTACATTATTATTGTTGCAGTTTTAACTACACTTTGGATGGCTTATGAAATTTGGAGAGCACCTCTAATGGAGGAGACGGATGACGGAAGAATGATAACAAAAAGACCTACAAGAAAATTGAGTGATTTATGGCGAAAGCAAAAATAGAATTTGATTTAAATGATGTTGATGATAGGTACGCCCATTTACGAGCAGTCAAATCTCTTGACTTAGCATTAGCTATATGGGACATCATCCATAACACCAAGAAATCTTTGGAATGGTCAATGGAGGGTAAGGAAATGGACAAGTATGATGCTTTAGAAATGGTATACGATAAAATTCATGAAATATTAGATGAACACAACATTAATATCGACGAATTAATCGTATAATATATTTATGATTAAAAGATAAATTATGGCATATAGTGACAAAGTTTTAGACCACTATTCAAATCCTAAAAATGTAGGAACTTTGGACAAATCTAAAACCAACGTGGGAACAGGATTAGTTGGTGCTCCAGAGTGTGGTGATGTAATGAGATTACAAATTGAAGTAAATGATGGTATAATTACGGACGCTAAGTTTAAAACCTTTGGTTGTGGTTCCGCAATTGCGTCATCTTCATTAGCAACCGAATGGTTAAAAGGAAAAACCTTAGACCAAGCGGTTCAAATAGATAACATGGATATAGTGGAAGAATTAAATTTACCACCAGTTAAAATACATTGTAGTGTTTTAGCTGAAGACGCAATTAAATCAGCAATAAACGATTATAGAAAAAAACAAGGATTGGAAGAAATCATTTTTGAAGAAAAATATTAATTAATATGGTACAATTTATAAAAAAATATCAAAGTCAAATAGGAATGGGTTTGGCAATATCTGTTTTAGTTTTATGTTATTTCCAAAGAAAAGAAATTAATAGATTGAGACAAGAGTTAGGTCACAAACAAATTGTGGATACGACTATGATGAACATAGATAAAGAAGCGAATAAAATGTTATTAGATAGTATTAAAAAATGATAGACGTTTCAGAAAAGGCACTAAATCATATATTAGAAATAATGGTCAGTGAAGGAATGACACCAGATACACACTATCTAAGAGTTGGTGTTAAAGGTGGTGGTTGTAGTGGTTTATCTTATGTCATGGATTTTGATGATACGAAAGAAGAGTTAGATGACGTGTTTGAAGTTGATGGGGGATTAAAAGTTTTGGTTGATAGAAAGTCATTATTATATCTTTATGGAACCACTCTTACTTATTCAGATGGTCTGAATGGTAAAGGGTTTCAATGGGAAAATCCTAACGCATCACGAACATGCGGTTGTGGTGAAAGTTTTGCTTTATAATTTTTTTATTGTCAGTATTTTTTCATATATTAATACTATATGAATTTACTAGAATTATTTGCTGGAAGTCGTTCAGTAGGGAAACAAGCTGAAAAACTTGGTTACGAAGTATTTTCATCAGATTTAATATCATTCGAAGGAATTCACTACCCTATCAGTATATTAGATTTCGATGTAAAAAAAGTACCGTTCAAACCAGATGTGATATGGGCGTCGCCACCATGCACTGGTTTTAGTGTTGCAGCAATAGGTCATCATTGGAGTGGAGGTAAAGGTGCATACATACCTAAAACGGAAACTGCGAAGTTAGGTATTGAATTGGTTAAGAAAACAATTGAAATAATTGAATACTTCCAACCAAAGTATTGGTTTATGGAAAACCCACGTGGAGTTCTTCGTAAGTTAGATGTTGTGAAAGATTTACCAAGAAAGAGCGTAACATATTGTCAATATGGTGATGAAAGAATGAAACCAACCGATATATGGACCAACAGTGATGTATGGGTTCCACGTCCTATGTGTAAGAATGGTGACCCATGTCACGTCGCCGCACCAAGAGGTAGTAGAACTGGAACACAAGGTAGAGCAAATGCATATGAAAGAAGTAAGATACCTGATGAATTATGTAAAGAGATATTAAAAAGTTGTTTATGATTGAGTTAATAGGATATGTTGGTATGGTAATCACAATACTATCATTTATATTCAAAGATGTTAATAAAATAAGAATCACAAATGGAATTGCATGTGTAGTATGGATTGTATATGGATTTTTTAAAGTTTCATACCCAATAATATTGGTGAATTTAATGGTATTAGTGGTCCACCTATATTGGTTAATTAAAAATAAAAACAATGACTGATTTTATATTTTATAATGAAGAATGGAATAAACATTTGGAAAAAGATAAATCTAATGAAATATGTTCAGTGCACAATATTTTATTAGATAAAGACGGAACATGTAAAAAATGTTTAGAAGAAAATAATAAATAATATGGACATAATGATAATATTAGGTTTTGTATTCTTTGCAACAATGAGTGTTTTTGGTATCATTGATTTTATAATAAAATTTTATAAAAAAAATGAAGGTCAATAAAATTTTTGTTACTGGAGGTAGTCATTGTATTGGTGGAGGGTTTAATTGGGAAAAGGTCATAAAAATATATCAAAACATCGGGTTTGATATTAAAAATCGTTTCGAGATAACATATCCCCAATTAGTGGCAAATTATTTTGAAACTGACGTAATTTTTGAAGGTGATTTTGGAGGATCAATTAATCGTCTCATATCTAAAACATATGATTATATTTTTAATAATAATGTGAAGGATACTCTGTTCATAATAGAAATGCCACCAGGTTGGAGAGATGAATTTTATTCTATTGAATTAAATAGGTCTGTAAATATAACTATAGGAAATATTCTTTCTCCTGACGATGAAACAGATGTTGCTTGTGGATATGATGTCAAAGATTTACACAAAATACATAAGGACATTTCAAATTATTTTTACAAATTCGTTGATTATGATAGAGAAAGAAGAAAATGGATGAACGGTATTATGGGTTTATTGTCTTATTTCAAACTTAATAATTTAAAATATATTCTAATCGATTCTGGTGATTTTCAAAATTATTTGAGAATCAATAATATAAAGGAAGAAGATTATAATTTTCTGTGGTTTGATAATGGTTATGCAATGAACAATTGGATTAATGAAAAAAAATTAACAATAAGAATCGAAACCAACGGATTATCCAATGATGAACACATGGGTATTCAAGGACACAGATTAGTATGTGAAAATATTATAAAATATATCAAAAATGAATTTCAATAAAATATATACAAATGGTTGTAGTTTTACTTGTGGAGGTGGATTACATTGGGAAGACGTAAAAGAAGTATATAGAGTTCATCACAATATTGAAATTGATAATCATTTACATTTTTCATATCCATTTTTGTTATCAAAAAAACTTGGGGTAGGTTTAATCAATGATGCGGTACCTGGTGGTTCGTCAAACAGACTGGTTAGAACAACATACAAATATCTTTTTGAAAATAAAAACGACCTAATTAATACTTTATTTATATTGGAAATACCTCCATTTTGGAGAGATGAAATGTACTCCAATGAATTGGGAAGATTGATAAATTTAACAATTACTAGTATACATTCTTATTTCGATGTAACAGATTATGCCAATGGTAACGATAAAAATGATTTGAGAAAAATTCACGATAACCTAACAAATTATTTTTATAATTTTATTGAGGAAAAGTTCGAAAAAAATAAAATGATGATTAATATTTTTGGTTTAATTTCATATATGAAATTGTTAAATCTAAAATTCATATTAATTGATAGTGGAGATTTTAGACATTTTTTAGAAACACAAAATTTAACAATATGTAAAGATAATTTTTTATGGTTCGATTCAAAACCATTATGGGAATGGATGAACATGAAAAAAATATTAATTAAAAACGAAACAAATAATTTATCTAAAGATGAACATTTAGGTATTGAAGGTAATAAAATAGTTTCAAACGTGATTTATGAATATATCAAAGAAAATAAAACATCCTTTGGTTAAAGGAATAGTAAAGGAAATACAACCTAAAATATTTTGTGCACTGATTGATGACGATTATGATAGAGCAATGTTATTTTGTCGTTATCAAGAATTTTATGAATCACCAATTAAGAAATTTAGAGGAAAGTATTTTAGTTGGGTACAATACATGAGACACTATAAAGATTTTTGGAAAAAAGACACTTTTACATATCCTGTGGATTGGTCTGGATACAATATACCAAAAGAATGTATTGAAAAAGGTTTGGAGGTATTCCATAAAGAAACTGAATATGATGTTATCATGAATGATATTTATTATTTCTGTGAAAACTATCCACTTAGATTTAATAAACCAAGAGGGAAATGGTATTTGATTGGTGCTAGTAGTAAAGATTTGAAAACAGTGGACCACGAAATTGCTCACGGTTTATTTTTTACAAATAGTGATTACAGAAATAAAATGACTTCATTAGTCGACTCATTACCAAAAAATATTAGAGAAAAGGTTTTTAAAAAATTAATTAAAATGGGTTATGTAAATGATAAAAAAATATTAATTGATGAAACCCAAGCATTTATGTCCACAGGTTTATACAATGGATTAGAAACCAAAGAGATAAAAAAATATGAAAAAGAATTCATAAAAGTATTCAAAGAATATAAAATTAAAAACTAAACCAAAAGTATGCAACACGTAATTATTCCTATTATTTTGTTTATTATTTCATTTATCATATCCTATTTTTGGGTTAGGGGTATAGATTACATGAATGTAAATCATTCAGATTATAAGGGTGAAGATTTTTTAAATTGGGATAAAAAAAATGACTGGCCGTAAGAAAAATGACAGGCCCGACATGGTCGTCTACGATGATGAAAAAGGATATTACCAAAGAGAATTAATCTATGGTAGTAATATTGGTGCACCCGCAATAAAAATTGACGACGTTAAGGGTTGGAAAAGTAATCAAGCAAATGTTGCTAACAAACAATTTAGAACCAAATATGAAGAACTAAAAGAGGAATACAGAAAGTTAATTGATGAGGTGAATTGGAATGAATTAGTGTATTCTTCGCAGTATAGTTTTATACCATCTATTGGTGAAATTTATCACCTTTATCTGAGAGATGACGATACCACGTTTCTATCTCTCATATCACCAGAACAATGGAATAAAAAGTATATTGGGTCATTTAAGTTAGACTCAACACAGAAATGGATAAAAGTATCCGTATAGGATATTTATAATAATATGAAAAGAATTCTCAGAGAACAACTTGAAAGAATCCACAGACTAAATTATGGTAATAGGGTATTGAAAGAAGGTTTTTTAGATACTTTATTGGGTGATGACAATGAAGATGTTAAAAAGATTGACGACCCTAAAAAGGCCGATTTAGTTGGATTAACAGACAAAAAGGAGAAAATTTCTGACGATAAGTTAGTTTTAGATTTTTATAGAACATTGGACGAGTCAATACAATCAGGAGGTTTGAAACAACAATCCTATGGTTCAATGTCATATCAAAAAGGTGTAGAAACCATGCAAATTGGTTTATTACTTCTTGGTTATGAATTACCAATTCATGGTGTTGACGGTTTATTTGGTCCTGAGACGGCAAATGCTGTCAAGAGTTTTATGGATAATAACTTTGGTCAAAATCAAATAAACGAAGATACCTTATCATCACCAATCGGATCAACAGTTATTAATTCACCTTTTGGTGACAGACATGGTCGTAAACATGCCGGTATAGATTTGAAAGCAAATTCTGGAACACAAATTAAATCTCCTTTAGATGGAGAAGTAATTGATGCCGGTATTAAACAAGATAATTGTGGAGGGACAATTTTTATACAACATGCGGATGGTTTTAGAACAAGATATTGTCATTGTAAACAAATTAATGTTACTAAAGGTGATAAAGTAAGTAAAGGTGATGTAATTGGTTTATCAGGAGGTGCTGCCGGTGATGTTGGAAGAGGAAGGTCAGATGGTGCACATTTACACTTTGAAGTTTATAAGGATGGTCAAGTTGTTAACCCAGAAGAATATTTAGGATCAGAAGTTGGTCAATATGTAGGGGGAACAAAAGAATTTGTGATGACCTTTGCAACACCAGAAATGTTATCCAAATTAAAAGAAATGTTGGAACAAAAGGGAGTAACACCTAAAGATATAAAACAATATATTGACCCGGTAACCACAGGTGGGGGAGAAAGTTTCACAGATTTGGATATAATGACGAGTGAAGGTTTTGATAATTATGCAAAAATTTGTGATGCTTTTATATCTAAAAGACAACCCAATCCTTTAGGAATCACAGGAAAAATGATGGCATCTTCAGCAAGGAAAGCGTTCGAAAGATATCAAAAATATGTTCCAGCAGAATTGGCGTTAGCTCAACTAGCAGCTGAAGGAGGTATTGGAAACTCTGATTTGAATATTAGACCAATTAAGACTAAAAATCCTTTTAACGTAGGTAACGTCGACAGTGGAAAAAACATCTACAGAGAAACCGTTCAAGATGGTATTGATGCATATTACAATCTTATTGCAAAGGATTATTTAGGAAAGGGTAAAACGGCAAATGATTTGACGAAAAACTTCGTAAATAAAGACAATCTTAGATATGCAGGTCCAAAATACGAGGCGTCGGTTTCGGCAATAGCGAGAGAGGCAAACAGAATAGCTAAAAATTTAGGAATTTCTTAATAAATTTTTTTGTTTAATCAGAAATATTGATTAAATTAGTGTTCTAAAACTTACATTATGCCAAAAGAAACTTGCATCATGTGTGGTAAAGAAACACACGAAGAGATTACAACTCACATTGATTTCAGAACTGGTTACATTGAAGGTGCTGGTCAGTTATGTATTGAATGTTACAACAGAGGTAACCAATCAAGTCGTAACATGATTACCATACCAGAACATTATGTTAAATCTTATCCTAACGATTTTGAACTTGGGGGTAAGGTAAGAGAATATTACTATTCAATTTACCACGATAGAGAAACCGTTTCAGAAAATCAATGGGTATGTAAATATTGTGGTAAAGACACCTCAAACGTAGAATATGATTATTTATCAGGTTCCGACCATTTAAGTTGTGTCTTAAGTCAAAAACCCACCAGTGAACAGTAATGAATATATTCGTTTTAGATTGGGATGTTAAAAAATGTGCTGAATATCATAACGACAAACATGTTGTCAAAATGATATTAGAGACTGCCCAATTACTTTGTGGTAGTCATTGGGCAACAGGTTCCGAAGCACCTTATAAACTCTCACATAAAAACCACCCATGTTCGATATGGGTTCGTGAGGATTTGAATAACTATCTATGGTTATGTGAGTTGGGTTTGGAATTATGTAAAGAGTATTCGTATAGATATGGTAAGAGACATAAGTCCCAAGAAATAATTGAATGGTGTATTTGTAATAAACCAAATGTTCCTGATATAAAGTTCACGTCACCACCTAAAGCAATGCCTGATATCTATAAAGTGGACGACCCCGTACAGTCATATAGAAACTATTATTTGGGTGATAAAAAGGATTTTTGTGTTTGGAAGGGAAGAAATACCCCTAAATGGTATAAAACCCAAGATTAAGAGTATTTATATAGATATAGAATTATACTCAAATGAAAGAAATATCTAAGAAAGAATTGATGGAACAATTGGAAATGGGTGAATTGGCTTATAAACCAAAAGGAACTCAAGACACATCGAATAAAATACCTAAGTTCAGACCTATTTTTAGACCAGGTAATGAAACAGATATACCAGATGCTTGGGAATTAAACCCAACACAAACACCTGATGGAGGTCAATTATTTGTTCCAACAGATTGTGAAGAAGTTCAATCTTTTATCGAAAATAACAAAGAGTGGTTGGATGAACTTGGTTTAACTACCAGTTTGGAACCAATGTTACATGCTTGTAAGAGAACTAAGTATCAACCAAGAAATGTTAAAGCTGGTACAACATATACACCTTCAGGTGTATCTAAACCGGCGACAACAAAAATAAAGATTCAATTAAATAAGTTAGTTGATGAATACATGGCTAATCCTGAAATCTCATCTAAGTTAGAGAAATTAAGTATTCCTGAAGTTAGAGCGAGAGATAGAAAACATTTGAACAGATATGGTAGAGTTGATAATGATAAAATTGTTTATCAAACACATACTTTTAATTCATATGAAACCTCACAACAATTTTTAAAATTTGTTACTGCAAGAATTAGTGGTAAACCGGTTGAGGATAAGTTTAAATCGTACCATTTAGCTCGTCAATTCAACAACCAATATATGCGTTGGGAAGAAACCAGAAAAAATGAAAAACATTATCAAGGAAAGACAGATGCATATATGTTGGACAAATATGGTTTCGACGAAGATAATTTGGATGTTACAGTTAGAATGGACTTTAAGATTGAAGGAACAAAAATGAATAACCAATATCTATGGGTTATAAACTTCAAAACAAAGTTTGGTAGAAAGTTAAAAGAAGAAAGATATATTAGAGGTGGTTTGAATTTAGATAAAGATATTACAATACGTAAAGAAGTTGATTTCGATTCAACAAAAGAATTTGACGATTCTTACACAGTTTTAGATAGTATAGAAATTAAATCGGCTTTGATAGAAGGTTTACAAGAGTTGTCGGATAAAATAATGGGAATGAAACCAATTGAAACATTAAAATTGGCAAACGTTAAACAATTTGATATTACTAAGAAACCTACTGTAAATGAAGAAGTTACGTCAATTGTAACTAAAGTAATTGATAAAATTAAAAAATAATTGAACCTCTCTATGGAGAGTATCCATAGATTGACACGAGTCGTGTTTCGTTATCCCCAAAGAAATTTGGGGATTTTTTTTGTATATTCAAAAACATTTGATATCTTTGTTTAATGAATAATTTTGAGTTATATCTTATCGTTGGTGGGTATTGGGCTTTATCCGTTTCATATTGTTTGAGATGGCACTTTAAACAAGGTAACCTTGATTACGGAACTTTTTTAGCTTCATTATTAATAGGTCCGGCAATACTCTATATTTTAATTGCTCACGATTATTCAGTAAAGAAAGAACATGAAAAATTAGAAGATAGAGAAACTAACAATAGACATAGAAGATGGTTTCAAACATTGGGATTAATTAATAGAAATGCAATTCCAAATTACTGGTGCTCTATTCCGCCACCACCACCGATATCAAGACAAAGAATTAATCAAGAAGAAGTTAGAGGCGAATGGAGAAGACAAAATGGAATTAGTAATTTAAAAGATTTTAAATTTTTGAGGAATAATGTTAAAAATACCGAATGATAGAAAAGTATGGGTGACTTCGGACACACATTATTCACACACAAACATATGTCGTGGAATAACTAATTGGAGATTGCCTAATGGAGAAATACCTGAGAAACAAACACGTCCATTTGAAACCTTGGATAAGATGAACGCTTCGATTGTGAATAACATCAATGAGGTAGTTGGTCAGGATGACGTATTAATACATTTTGGTGATTGGTCTTTCGGTGGTTTTGACAACATTGAAGAGTTTCGTAATAGGATATGGTGTAAAGAAATACATTTAATTTATGGGAATCATGACCACCATTTGGTAAACAATAGAGAGAACTGTCAAAGACTATTCACCTCAACACAGTGGTTCTTACAGTTGAATTATATGGGGGAAACAATGGAATGTATGCATTTCCCAATATTAAGTTGGAATGGACTTGCTAAGGGTCGTATACACCTACACGGACATTCTCACTTACCTAACGAAAAAAAGATATCGTTTAGAAGAATGGATGTCGGTATGGACGGACATCCCGAATTTAGACCTTATGATTTACATTATGAGATTTTAAATCCAATGAAGAAACAACCTATAGGTTCTGAGCTTGGACAAGATGATCATCATGTGGATGAAATGAAAAATGTTGTGGGATAATTTTTTATTTCAATATAATTTCTTATATTTTATAACAAATAAAACAAAATAAGTTATGGCAAAGAA